CTCGAGGGTCAGGGAAGTGGTGGTGAGCGCCTGCGCCAACCCGTAGACCGAGTAGAACCCTGGATTCATGGAGACGTTACTCGAATTGATGCTGATTACGTTGGAGCCTGCAGTCATGTTGAAGACGGTATTCGGGACGCGCGCACTGACCAGGTCGACACGCTCAATGTCCTTTATCGGCGTGGTCAGGTGGATGACGTAGCTGTTCCCTGAGGGGTACAGTTGGACGTCACGGTTCTTGGAGTCTGCGAAGAGCAGTCTCTGAGTGCTCATTCCTGAATTAGGTTGGGAATTTTAAAGGCCTGCAGCGGCGAGTCTCTCGGTCAGCATTTCTATAGTCGTCTGTTGGCTCTTCACGAGCGCGTGAAGTTCCTTGAGTCCCCCGAACCCGACCGCCATGAGGTAGTCGTGATTTAGGAGGCGTGAATCGTCAACCTCGGGACCCACGACGAATAGTTTGTCCTTCGGGACCTTTTCGAATTTAACTTCCAAATTGTCGGCGTCAATGACCCGGACGATATCGATCTTGGTCTTGCCGTTTTCCAGGTCCACGACCTCGAGCTTCTTTTCGGTCGTTAGGCCGTGGTTCGTCACGGTGATTGTAGATTCGGTGAACGCATCGGCTTGTTTGTAGATTGTTGGAACAACATCTGTGTTCTTCCCAACGGCGTCCGGAACAACCTCCTCAACCTCCTGAGCGAAGAAACCAATCTTTTTGTTGGCGCTCTTTTCGATCTTATCGATCCATGAGTACTGATGGACCTGTATTTTATCGACCAAATTGAGGTACGGTTCGGTCGGTGGTTCTTCAAGAACCTTGGCGCGACGGTCAGAAGTCACGACGATACCAGTTGTCGATACAACGTCGCCCTGTGCATAAATAGATATACCGAGATTTCCCGGGTTGGCCTGGGTCAATACAGTTGTTGTGTAGTTGAAGTATCGAAACGCGACGCCGTTGAGCGAGACTGGTGACGTTGCTACATGAAGGGGATATGAAGGACGCGACGTCCCGATGCCGACGCCGCCGCTGTCGGATACATACAAAAGAGGCTGCAATGCACCACTTGCCGTTCCATCGGCGTAACACAGCGCGACACCGCCATTCACACCGGGGTTCACGAATGATCTAAGACCTCCGCCAAACGCGTAAGTAGGGGTGGCATAAGACGACTGGACCTTGATGTCTCCGTTATAGACGGTAAATGTAGCCGTAGGACTCGCCGTCCCGATGCCTACGTTGCCCGTAAAGTTCGAGGTTCCGGTGACTTGTAATTTGTTTCCATTATCGGATGTGGCCCCTATGACGACGCTGCTACCATACGGCTGCAACAAAAGACGGTAAGCGGACGTACCTATAGCTGTAGAGGAACCACCTGCATAACACTGTATATAAGAACCGTTAGTTCCATTGGTACCGTCTTGACCGAGTGTCATATAAACGTCGTTGCTACCCAAGGCAGCGAGTCGAGAGCCGGTCGCCGCCGTATAAACCGTCAAGGGGGCGACGGGCGTCGCCACACCGATGCCTACGTTTCCGTCGTAGCGGATCGTCACGCGATTTCTGGCGGTGCCGTCACTCGTGTAACTACCAGCAGCCGTAGGTATACCTAGAATTTGAAAGTCGACACCCGCTCCAACAGTGGCGTTATTTATTGTGTTAAGAACGTATTTGTAGACTCGGTCATTATCACCCGACGCGCGCGTTCCGGACCCAATTTCCAGACCGACCTGACTAGTTGTTCCGTAAAATATATCATTGGTAACAGATGCAAAAGCGTTTGCGTATGGCGTGGCGCGGTTCGTCGCAGTATTCGCCGGTCCCGAAACCTGGAGGGCCGTCTGAGGCCCCGTCGTCCCCACCCCTACATTCCCGTTCGCCCCCACGAAGAGAGCCGTGGACCCGGTGGTCGTCTGGGCGCTGAACACGTTGCCCGTGCCGAACTGCCTCACGGTCAGTGCGTTCGATGAAACTGCATTGCCGGTCACTAGGACCGCGGACGAGTTTATCAGGGTCGGAACGGCCGTCCCTGAGTTTTGGTTGAACGTACTCATCTACTCTGAGCAAACATTAGTTTGCGACGGGACGCGCGGCGTCCCTCTAGGGAGATTTGTTTGGGGCAGGGTGAAGACGGGTTCACTGGTACAAAAAGTACACTATGGGTTTTCAACTTTAAGATTGAAAGGAAGAATCAATTTTAAAATTGAAATGAAAAGTCTAATAGGGGCGGTGGCTCTTGAACACCCAGTGTTCAAATTGTACCAGGGGGTGGGATGGTCTTCCAGTAGTCACGGTCCTTTATAGGTTCTGACCCGTACGTGAATGGATAAGGTGCAAGGGGCGTGTCCTCGACGTCGTCCGGGTCCAGGTATGCGTCTGGACGGCCACCCTCAGCTCTGTACGAGGCCCGGTCCTTCATACCCGATGGCCCGTCTGGGTCCGTTCCTTCCGGAACAAACTTAATCATAGGACTTGAAGTGATCAAAGCCTTAAGCCGGGCCTTCATAGCCTCTTCTTCAGTCTTGAAATAACCGATCAGTTTCCCGGTCAAAGTCACCTTCCAGGCCTTGCCCTTTTCACGGCTCGCGACGTACGTGATCCCCACACCCTTGGACGAAGCATCTGTGCGCTTGACCGTCCTGACGGCCGACTTGACGAGGTTCTCCTCCCTGAAATCCCAAGCGTCACCATTCACGTGAGCCCACGGACCCTTGGAACCCTTGATAACGTCCTGGAGGTACACGCGTTTCCCGAGCCTCGTGGCGAACACCTGATGCGTCTTGGCGTGCTGGAACCACGTGTACTGGGCGAGGTTTCTGGTGAGCACGGAATGGGTCGATACCTGGGCACCGTGAAGCACCGTGCGTATACCATCCACATACCGCCATATCATAATGGTGTCCGTCATCCTGGCCGTCCTGGTACAAGACCAACATTATAATTCGGGCCGGTCAGCCCTACCCTACCCACCCTTAATTCGTTTTTGAAATTCAAAATTTTCCCATGGCCTAAATGAAAAACCTGTAGTGTTCAAATTGTACCAAAGGTCCGTATGGCCTGAACCTCCATAAAGTCCAGTGAGTCCGCCAAAGGCAAGTTCACTGGAGTCTATGAATTATGTATCAAAAAGGAACCTCCATTGAGTCTATGAATTTACTGAAAGTCCCTTAGGCCTCTGGAGCCGGGGGCTGACGCCCTGTGGATCACAAGTCCTACGGACTTGGTCTCGGGGGCCAAACGATCGCGAACGGATCTGATTGAGTAGTCACGTCACGCAACTGAGCACGGTACTGGACCCACTCGGGCTTGTTGGGGACCTCGTAGTCGGTCACGCTGCAGGTCCAGTCGGATTCGTAGAGCTTCTGGCGCTGCTGGGTGCGGACGGAGGTCCATTGGGCTTGGGTCTTGGCGGCGAGTTTGGTGGGGTCTTCCTGAAGGGTGATTTGGTCGCCTTCCCGGACGGCCATGAGACACTGAGGGTCGAGACCTTCGGGAACCTCGAGGTGGACCGTGACCTGCGGAGAGCCCCATTCGCCTCCGTACGAACCCTGGTTAGGCGAGTCGGCTTCGTACATGAACACGATGCGAAGAGTTTCGATGATGACGATGACAACCTTCATTTACTCTTTAGCGAGTTTAAAGTTCAGCACTTACTGTATAATTGTAATCGTACGCATTGCCAACCGTCAGCACGGGTGAAATACCCGGGGCGCCGTTGAAATCATAAATGACTGAGAATCCAGTCGTACCCATTAAGACGGTTGGGGTTGCGACGGTAGAATATACGCCGGTGGCACTGTTTCTAAACGTACCACCCACGAGTGTAAATGTTGGAATTGCGCGCATAGTAACTGGGAACTTCACCGTAGTTGCTAGGGCGTAGTTGAGATATGCAATTCCACCGACCGCTGACGCGTAGGGACCAGATATTTGGAAGTACCTCTGACACAGCGCCAACTCGGTTGCGAACGGGCGGATTTCATACGGGGTGGCCACGGAACCTTTCTCGAGCTGGACGCCGGTCACGTCGAAGTAGTCGAAACCACCGGCGGTTCCAGACGCGGAAGAGCTCAACCCGCAAAACAATTGCGTTGCAGACAATGGGACGAATCCCGTCACAGCCACGAACTGCCACGCGTTCGAACTCACCAACGTCTGTCCACTGATTGTATATGAACCAGTGACTCCATTGCGCCAGGCCTCGTCAGTTCCCGTCCCTGAAAAGAAATTAATTTGAAGAGTTCCGCTAAATCCTGAACCGGTCCGATACCAGAACGAAAAAGTCGCCGGCTGGCCGGCAAAACGGAACGACTCGCGTGATTCGAGTTGGTGTGCACAGGTTACGGGTTGAATTCCTGTGTCTCCGTTGACGCGGCTAACGCGCAAAAAGTTGCGGAGGCCCTGGAGGTACGGTGCATCAGATGACGCCAAAGCACCCTGACCAGCGCACGCACCCGTCTGTAAGGCACCACGGAAGATGTTCCACCTGTCCACCGAGTAAATATTCGTCGCCCCGACCACCGTCAAGAAGGTCATGTTTGTGGAGATGCCGCGCTGATTGATGCGCATGTCGCCGTTGATGACGGCGTTCTTGAAAGTGATCGGATTCCCCGCGCTCAATGTACCCGCGACCACGGCGCTCCCAGCAACCTCCAAAGCCTGGGTTGGCGCGGTAACACCAACCCCGAGCCGGCCGTCCGCCGAGACCGACGGGCCCTCGATGGTGCCGTTGAGGGTCCAGTCGGCCATCTGGAGATAATTAGCCACGCCCGTCGCCATCACGACCCACCTGAAAAAGGTATAACCCTGTGACCCGCTCACCTGGTAAGTCAGTATACTTGATCCAACGAATGATCCCACTCCGATGTTTCGTGAATCGACGAGAAACCACGAAGTGCCGTCACGGGACCCAAGCACAACCCATATCGTTGGATTTGTTACTGTGTTGAACCCTGTAAGTGAATAACTTGAAAGAACTATCGAGACCGGAAGTTGAACCTGGGCCCATTGTCCTTTATACGAATTACCTGAAACATCTACAGTGGTTATGGTTCCATTGTACAAGTAAGGAGAAGACGGACCATAGTCGCTTCCGTTATTCGTATACCAATACCCACTACCGCCTCTATCAAATAGAGCCCACGCCGGATTTGAGGCGGAGTCACCACTCGCACTCGCCACGTAGGTGCCCTGCCCGTACCCCGCGTTCAAAGTGGTCGCGTACCCCGTCATGGCCGCCGGCGGAAAACTCAACACGCTCCCCGAGTTCGCCCCCCCGAATTTGCTCGTCAGAACTCGGCCGGGCGCCGGCGCGTTTCGTAGGAGCAGGACGGTTCCGTACGGTAGGCCGGCCTGTGTGACGCCTTGGATGGGCTGGAGGGGGGCTGTGGGTGGGGTGAAGGTCGTGGTGTAGAGGGCGAGACCGGAGACGATGCGGGCCGAGGCGATGTAGCCATTAAAAGGGGAGTACCCGTTATTTCCAATGCACATGTAGCTTGTTTGAGTCGCCGGCGGCGTCCCCATGGATGCAGAGTTGACCACACCGTTCAGTGCGACGTAGACGGATCCACCTGTGAAAGTCCAAGCGACGTGATTCCAAGCGTTGAAATTGACGGTTCCAGATGATTTAACTGCGGTACCACCAGACGGATACCATCCTAGTTTAATATCGGTTTCGATATACAACGACCAGTCGTAACCTGGTGAAGTCGTCTGAGAACGTGAAAATATAATATGGGTCGTGCCGGGTGTGCCCGTCGGATAAATCCATGCCTCGAACGTACACACCGAGGTTGAACTGAGCGAAAACGACGGTGCCGTACCTACGGGAAACCCGATGACGGGTCTGGTACCTCCCGGAAAGTACACAGACCCCTCCCCCGCAAACGGCCCGAAGCTCGAGTACTGAACCGTGTTCGCCGCGGTAGCCGTGTTCGACACCACGTACGCCGGCACGTTCAATCCAGACGAAGAAAAGTCCTGCGGAACGTACTTGTCTCCAGAGATGCCCGTGAGAGACGCGGTCTGCGCGCCGTAGCTCAACGTGACTGGCTGGGCCACGGTCAGGGTCTGGGCGGTGTCGGCGGTGCCGTAGAGGATGAATTCACTAAAGACCATCACACCGTTACCACCGAAGTAGCCATTGGCCTGTGTGACGACGCACCTGAAGTAGGTCCAGGCCTGCGATGCAGCTACACTGAAGGTCTGTGCAGTTACCGGAGTCCACGTCGTGATACCCGCACGAGAATCCACAAGGGTCCAGTTGACGCCATCGCGGCTCCCGAGAATCGCCCACTTTGCGGGGGCCTGACCCAACGCGGCGTTGTTTCCGGGTGATATGGAATATGAAGTCAACGTGACGGGATAAGGTTGCTGGATCTGAAGCCATTCGCCGAGGTACGCCGTTCCATTGACGTCCGTGGTCGTGCTCGCAGTCGATGCGTAAGGAGCTGTGGTGCCGTATGACACACCCGAGATCCAAAATGTACCTGTTGAATTCTTATCAAACGCTTGCCAAGCGAAACCAGTAGACTGATCAGAACTCGCCCGCGCCTTATAGACCCCTCCGTTGAACACCGTGTCGTACCCCGTCATGGCCGCAGGAGGCCACGGCACCACATTGGAGGTCTGACCCAGTGCCTGGATCGAAACGCGCCCGTCGCCCGCGATGGAAAGTGCCGGCGTTCCGTTGACGTCGCCGATCTCGATGGGGGAGTTCGTGGTGTTGGTGGTCAAGGCCGAGTAGGCGTTCAGGATTTCGACGTTCGACAGGGCGCGGTTGTAGATGGCGAGGGTGTTGGAGGTCATGGAGGTGAACAAATTTCCTCCAGAAAATCCACACCCCATGAACGTGAACGGTGTCAAAAAGTCCGAAGTGATCGAAGATGTCAGACCCGTCACTGCCGATCCAGAGGGTGCGCCATTGACCCAGAACTGACCAGTTCCAGAACCGACGCTCGGGTTATAGACGAAGGCGACCACGTAGGTCGTACCCTGTGCAAGTCCAGTACCGGAGTATACATACGTGTACGTTGAAGATAAAGCATGTTGGAAAAACAGCTGACCCGCTGTAGCGTTTCGTGTAATTGCGATCGAGTTGTTCTGATTTGCCGTAGTAGTCGTCGCTTGGAAAATACTTTCGTAACTGCTGACCGTTCCGTTGAACTGATACCGGAACATGGCCGTGAACCCCCTCGTGGCGATATTGAACGTCTGCGGCCCGAAATTCATGAATTGCTTGAGACCTCGGTCGAACGTCAAGGCGCCGTTCGCGATGTATGGAGCCGAGTTTCCTGCTCTCAAAAGGAACTGCGTGACGCCCGGGCTCGTCGTGGAACTCAAAGGAGCCGAGGGGACGGTGAAGGTGGCGCCACCGCTGGGCGACCCGGTGTACAGACCAGCGCCCGTGGTGAGGCGGATATCGGCGACATAGGCGTTCAAAGAGGTTCCAGCGTATGACCCAATAGTAAGGAGGGTTGACCCTATAGCAGCGACTGATTGTGGAGTCTCAAAATTTGTGGTTCCAGTGAGGTTTCCCCCACGATTAGTTACCACCTGAGACTGGACACCATTGATGAACATGTATATGGACCCCGCTGGAGCGACCGATACGGCTATATGGTTCCATGTGTTGACGCTCAGGGGCGTCTGAGCCATGACGGATTGCTGAACGGAGTTGCCAAAGTAGTAAAAAGTCACGTAACCTGTGGTGTTTGCACCAAATAAAAGATAGGCGGTTCCACCAGTTTGCGTCGTCAGGCCAAAAATAGGAGCCGGTGCTTGAATATTGGTAGGGGCCGCACCCGTCGGGACGGACGCCCCCGTAAAAGTCGGGTAGTTGACCCAGGCCTCGACAGTCATGCCCGTCGTGGCCCACGCGATCGTGGAGTTTGAATACGTAGCAGTATTCACCAGGTAATTACCCGTAGAACCATTGAAGTAAATGCTCCCCTCCTTGTACAGGTCCGCGAACGGACTCTGAGTCACGGCGGGTACGGATCCGGTGGTCGTCACGCCCAGGGAGTTGACGCCCGACTCCACGATCGCGTACGACCCCGGGTTCTGATTCACCGGCTGGACCTTTGTTCCGGACGCGAAGATCATCGCGTCTGAAGGCAGGGCGTGCGCTCTGACGCTGTCGAGGCTCTGCACCTGGCCCGTCACGACCTGACTGGCCGAGACGAGAGAGGTCATCGCGTTCTATTAGTTGTGGGGAGAAAAACTTGTTAGGTAGTAACATGACTTCCCTCCCAGTGTTCCGTCTCCAGTCGCTGGCCACCATGCCCAACGTGACCGCCCGGGACATTCGCAACTATTTTCGCCTGAAAAACAAGTCCAATCCCGAGGCGAACGCTTTCAGGCGGCGAATGGGCCGGCTCCTGGGATTCCCGACAAACGTGACTCCGACGTGGGCCGCGATAAAGGTCCAGGCGGGTTTCGCGCCTTTTGCGAGAAACGTCGAGACTTTCACGACGCGACTCATAGGAACCGGCGGGCGGGGCCATCGTAACGCCCAGGGTGCGACTCGCTGGCCTGGAGGGAATCCGTACACGTATTTCAGTGGGCCCGTGGTGAATCGGCGGCACAACATGAGCCCGTGGGCCTCTATATTCAAGGCCGCCCCGCCCCTCCGCAAACGTGCGGGAATGATCGCCTATGGCCTGTCCCGCCCACCCCACAACGCCAACGGCGCACAGGGTCGTGTCCCATTGAACCGAAACATGGCCAAGATGATCGGCGAACTCGTACGTACGATGGAACTCGGAAACGTCCGGCGCTCACCGCGCTCACCGGTCCCGGGGGCGCTTCGGGCCGCGTCACCTCCACGGGCCGCGTCACCTCCTCGGCGTCGGAGCGTGAGAAGTCGGTCGGCGAAGCGGTGAAAGGGTTATTTTAGAGGCTCTGGGGGTGGGTGGACGATGCCGGAGATGGGCGCTATGATGTATCCTCGCGCCTCTAGTTCTTGCGTGACTTCCGCCTTGCTCACGTATAGGCCACCGGGCATCAAATTTTCGATGTCGAGTATGATTTTTTCAAGGTGGACTGGTCTGTCAAGTTTCAAGTTGCCCACGTGTTTCTCCACGTCCGTCTTGATGTCCATGCCGAAAACAAAGGGCTGGATGCTATAGCCACTCCCTCGCCATATACGCGAGTCATGACGGACCTCAACGTCATATTGTGAAAAAACACCCTTGTAAAAGTCTTCATTAAACCTCAATAGACCTATTTCATTACGTTGGCACCATGCACGGAAATAACTGATTAGCTCTTTCACGGGGCATGACCTCAACGGATCTAAAATAACTTCATTGGACTGAATGAATCTTTTTAGGGGGTGCTGCTCAAGTCGCGTGGCGGGCTTCACGCTCGTCACCCCGTGTATGATGTCCACCATGCGATTCTCGTCGCCAGTGAAGTACTCGTTGCCCCTGATGTGCTTTCCAAACTCGTTCTTGAACATTCCGATAATCTCTCCTTCAATTGAAACGACGTCGCCCTGGACCTTTCGGACGTATACGATCTGACTGTCGGGTGGGTAGCTCTTGAGCCTCTTCAGGTAGTTGCCGTAGTCCTGCTGGGTCCTCCCCACCTTGTACACACCGTCCGCCATCATGATAAGGTAGATGTAGCCGTTGGGCATCCCTTACCCTGGCCTGAGAAAAGAAATTTGGCCTGGGGCTCCAGACCCTGACCCGAATTCACAAATGCGTGGGACCCTCCACACATTTGTGAATTTTTAATTATTGTTTTTACTTTTTGACATGAGTTTGGAGAGAAAATGCCCAACGAAATTTCTCAAGGAGCTTCATAGACCCCGGCGGCTATGTTGAGATCACGGGTCGCCTTGCGCTTGCCCGGGAACCTGCCAAAGTAGTCCTTGAGGAACGTGCGGACAGCCTGAAAGTACTCGCACCGCTTGGACATGTCGCCCGTCCACACGTTGTTGTCGAGGTCCACGAGGGTCGTGCGCCACATCCAATCCTTGAACTCGGCGTACCGGGCCCAGTCCTTGAGCAGCGGCAAGACCTGATTATGAACCACGAGGCACACGAGCTCCGTGAGCCCATCGAGGTTCACACGTTTGAGACCCTTCGCCTCCTCTTGGTTGATCCAGACGATGAGTTGCTCCTTGTGGAGGTTCGGCCAGACTATGCACTGGTTCGGGACCCGGCTGAAAACCTGCCTGAGAAGTTCTGGAACCACGGCGGTCATGTGACCCTTGGCGGGCGGCACGAGTCCCTGGAGATCCATCTCACCGAGCCGATGTCTGAAAACCTCTGGGACGGGCTTGGCCTCCCTGACGTACTTGGCGGCCTCGGGGCGGTCACACGGGTTGTGCCGAGCGTCGTGACGGGTCTTGGCTATCTTCCACGACGGGCCCTTGAAGAGAACCCCACAACGTTCACACCGATGCTCCATCTACCATGGCCTGAGAAATTTCTTCCAGGGTCGGGACGGGCACGAGGTCCTTGAGAATTTCTTCACGGGTGATTTTCCCACTGGCCAAGAGCCCGAGTTTGCCCTGGGTGTCGGCCTCGATGTGTGCCCGGCACAGGGTCCGGCCTCCCCACCGGAGTTCACTGCATCCTTGGATCACACACTCCATTTCTAAAATACAATTCTCTTTTTTAAGACTGAGTTTGGAGAGAAAATGCCCGATGAAATTTCTTAAAGGTCCATAAAGTCAAGGGAACCCGCGCGAAGCGCCACCCCCTTGAGTCTATGAAATTCCCATAAAGTCTCCGAGCCCCTTATAGATATGAAGTTCGTGACGTTCGACACGGACGAGCACGCCGATGCGTTTTTAGCACTGATGAGACGGCTCGAGAAGGACCAGAGCGGCTTTTGGCACAACCGCGGATTCATTCTCGAGAGGTTCAGGGATGTGGTGATCGCCACGGTTGACGACGACCTTGTACTCGGGTTTTACATTTCGAAGGACGGGCCTGACGGGTCGCGAATAGTGGAGATCATACAGGCGTTCGAGGAGCGCCAAGGGCTCGGGACGTTGATGATGGAAGACCTGTGTGCGAGGTATGAACCCGAGCACATATTGTGTTTCGAACCGCTCGCCGAGTCCATAGGGTTTTGGAAACAGGCTGGGGTACGGGCGATCGATAGGCGCAAGAGGGTGTGGAGTCTATGAAATTAAACATCCGTGACGACCGGGGCCTCCACCGCGGGCTCAGCCTCTGGCACGGGCTCAGCCTCCACGACGGGCTCAGACTCCACGACGGGCTCAGACTCCACGACGGGCTCAGACTCCACGACGGGCTCAGACTCCACGACGGGCTCAGCCTCTGGGACGGGCTCAGACTCTGTGACGACCGGGGCCTCCACGACGGGCTCAGCCTCTGGGACGGGCTCAGCCTCGGGGACGGGCTCAGCCTCCACAACGGGCGCAGCCTCCTCAACGACCGGCTCAGCCTCGGGGACGGGCTCAGCCTCTGGGACGGGCTCAGCCTCTGGGACGACCTCAGCCTCAACGACGGGCTCAACGACAGGAACCTCCTGAACCTCCTCAACGACAGGAACCTCCTGAACCTCCTCAACGACGGGCTCGACCTCCGCGTGAGTCAAGAGACTGGAGAGCCTGGAGCCAGTCACTGGAGCGACGGGAACGCTAGTTCCTGGAGCCGGGGGCCAGGGGACCGAGTTCGCAGAACTCGTGACCTGCTCGTCCGTGACCTCGTCCGGCAGGTCGCGCAGGGCCTGCCTGTAGGCGAACCAGGCGTCCTTCTTGTCTTGGCTGAGGTGAGCGTCAGACAAGGCGACCCAATCGCTCTGGGCGAGTCTCGCGTTTCTCTCGGTTCTGAGTTGGGTCCAGGCGGCGTCTGTTTTGGCCTGAACCTTCAACGGGTCGGCCTGCAAAGTGACGGAG